CCCGCCTGTACCCGTGGTCCGAGCAGCCGTCGTACAAGACGGTCTACCTCACCGACGCCACCTGGGAACTCGGGGACCTGAAGGGGCCGGTCGACATCGACAACCTGCCCATGGACAAGGCGCACTTCGCGACCAACGCGCAAGGGGAAGTCCTGGATCGGTTGGACCTGTACCTGGACTTCGTGCCGGTCATCCACGTTCCGAACACCGTCCCGGAGCCAGGCGAACACTGGGGCCAATCCAGCCTGGCGAAGGTATTGCAGGTCTTCGACGAACTGTCCGGCTCCGACACCGACTCCTCTCGCGCGTCGGCCACCACCGGATCGCCGATGATCGGCATCTCCGGGAAGGCAGTCAGCACGCAAGCCAAGTACGACGCGGGCCCGGGCATCGTCTGGACCCTGGGTGAAGGCGGATCGATCGGAACCGTCGACACCAGCCGAAACCTCGCCGAGCTCCGCAACCAGGTCAAGGACCTGAAGGAACGAGCCTCCACCACTGCTCGCATCCCCCCCGTCGCCCTGGGCACCGGTGACCCAGCCCAGTTCGAATCCGGATACCAACTCGAACTCGCCCTCGGCCCGCTCGACTCCCTCATCTCCGCCATGCGCCTGGCCCGCGACCACGCCGACCGGCTTCTGCCAAAGTTCGTCCAACGCCTCTTCCAGGCCGGTCAGCATCCCGACTGGGTCGGCCTCCCAGTCCTGCCCGCAAAGCTGACCCGCGGCGCCTACACCCCAACCGACAAGGCCGCCGTCCTCGAGGAAGTCGCCACCGCCCGCCAGGCCAAACTGATCAGTCTGGAGACCGCGATCCGACGGCTACAGGAGATCGGCTGGCCCATCGAGGACGCCGAAGAGGAAATCCGCCGGATCGACGCCCGCTCCTTCGACGACGCCCGCAACCTTGCCGACGCCCTCGGCAACGTCGACGAAGTGGCCGCCTTCCTTGGCCGCCAGGCGCCTGACCAGCCGGAAGCACCAGCCGTGGTCCTGTCAGCCGCAGGAGGCGGTACCGCTACCGCGCCGGGGTCCGTAACGGGCGCTACGAGCGGGCCACAAGGGAGCGGGGGGAACACCCAGTGACATCTGTGCTGAACTTGGATCTAGGCGCGGGGCCTGAACTGTCCATGGGAGGACTGTCCTAACATGCGTCGCCCCGCGCAGTGCCGCCCCGGTCTCGCCGCCGCCCACGGCCAGGCCCTGGTCTACACCGACCCGCTGACCACCGCCATCCTGTTCAACAATGACGGCGGCGGTGGCGGAGGTTCGACTACGCCACCGGCCGCTACGCCGCCCTCCCCGGCCGAAGTCGCGGCCCGCGCCGCCCAGCAGCAGCCCCCCAACCCGGCAGCTCCTCCTGCTGCTGTCCCGCCGCCCGGCGAGCAGGAAGTCACCTTCACCCAGCGCCGCCTCAACAAGATGATGAGCGAGGAGAAGGAAGAAGGCCGCCGCGCTGCCTACCGGGCCATCGCCGAAGCCGCCGGAATCGACCCGGACGCGTTCGACCCGACCCAATTCGGCGACATCTTCAAGCAGGCCGAAGCCGCACGCCAGCAGCAGTTGTCCGAGGAGCAGCGCCGCACCGAGGAACTCCAGCGGCGCGAGCAGGCTCTCCAGGCCCGCGAGGACGCGGCCGCACAGCGGGAGAAGGAAGCAGCCGACCGTGACCGTGCCTCCCGCGTCCGCGCAGCCCTGGTCAAGCTCGGTGCGACCGGCGACGACCTCGAGGACGCCGCTGCCCTCCTGCGTGTCGCCGACGACGCCTCCGACGACGACATCGCCCAGGCCGCAGAGAAGCTGAAGGAACGCCGGGCAGAGATGTTCGGCGGTATCGCCCCGCAGACCTTGCCACCAGCCCCGTCCGGCGGCCCCGCCGGTGGCAACGCCCCCCGCCAGCCCACCGGCGGAACCAAGGACGCCGTCAAGGAAGAAGCCCGCAAGTGGGCCGACCGCCTCGGCTACGGCAACAGCGGCAGTAGCGCCGCCTAACCACACAGACCAGCACCACCCCTGGGACCACGCCCTGACCCCCCGTGGACGGCACCACCGATCTGGTGCCCTCACCACACAATCCGCGTGATATCGCGAAAGGGGCTACGGCGTGGACATCCAGCCGTACACCAGCACCGAGTCGCTCGCTGTCGACCGCCCGTGGCTCATGAGCACCCTCGGCATCGAAGCCAACCAGACCATCACCCTCGACCTGACCAAGTTCAGCGAGACCCTCCACTGGACCGAGGCGTCCAAGTACCAGCCCGAGCGCAAGCTCAAGTCCGGTATCCCGCTGGGCAAGCTGACCGCGTCCGGCCTGTACGCGCCGTACAAGGCCGTCTCCAACGAAGTCCAGACGGTCACCATCACCGGCAGCCCGACCGGCGGCACGTTCACCCTGACCTGGTCCGGGCAGACCACCGCCGCGATCGCCTACAACGCCACCGCCGCCACAGTGCAGACCGCGCTGGAGGCACTGTCGAACATCGCGCCCGGAGACGTCGTCGTCACCGGCAACGCGGGCGGCCCCTACACCCTCACCTGGGGCGGTACTCAGCTCGGCGAGGACGTCGCCGCGCCGACCGCGACTGCGTCGTTCACCGGCGGGTCCAGCCCGGGCGTCACCATCGCCACCACCACCGCCGGCGGCGCCGCAGCTACCGCGGACGGCAGCGACGTCTTCGCCGGGTTCCTCTTCACCGAGGTCAGCTTCTACCCCGGCTCCACCAAGTGCGCCGCACCGCTCATGGTCCACGGACAGATCGACGTCGCGAAGCTGCCCGTCGCGTTCGACCCGACCGACGTGCCGGCCGGATCCAACACCCAGTTCGTCTACAAGGTCTGAGAGGGGACCACCCATGCCGAACGACATGCTTGAGGTCCTCCTCCGGGACATCAACCCCACGGTGATCAACGCCTTCGTGCGGGAGATCCAGACCCCGGCGGACTACCTCCTCACCCAGTCGGTGATCCCCGAGCGCACCGTCGACTCCGTCAAGTACGAGATCCGCGGCGGCAACCGGCGCGTCGCCGCCGCGTCCTACCGCGCCTGGGACGCCCAGACCCGAGTTGCCACCCGCGAGATCACCCAGTGGGTGACCGAGGGCAAGCTCCTCCCGCTCGGGCAGAAGTACATCATCGGCGAGCTCGAGACGATCCTGCAGAACGTCCAGCGCGGCATGGACGGCAACGACCTCGTCCGCTCCATCTACCAGGACGCCGCAGCCCACGTCCTGTCCGTCAAGCACCGCATGGAACTCGCCGCCGGCGACCTCCTTGTGGACGGAAAGTTCACCCTCACCAACGAGAACGGCCTCACGATCGAGGCAGACCACAAGGTGCCCTCGGCGAACATGCCGACCGCGCCAACCGACTGGTCCGACCCGACCGCGGACATCCTCGGCGACGAGATGCGCTGGATCGAGGTCCTGCGGGCCTCCGGAGCTCCGATGCCGACCCGGGCCCTCACGTCGTACAAGACGTGGGCGTACATGCTGTCCAACGACTCCTACCGGGCAGCCTTCTACAACTCGGTGAACTCGGCATCCACCATCCCCACCGCCATCCTCGCAAGGGACGAGGTGAACACGGTCCGGGCCCGCTACGGCCTGCCCCCGATCGTCACGTACGACGTGAAGATCCCCCTCGCCGACGGGACAGACGTCCGCGCCCTGCCGGAGAACATGTTCTTCCTGCTGCCGCCGGACGCCCGCCAGATGGCCGAGACCCAGTACGGGCTCACCGCCGAAGGCATCGTCCTGTCCAGCGGCTCCAACCCGTCCATCGAGCGGGAAGAAGCTCCCGGGATCATCGTCACCTCCGGCTACGACGACGACCCGGTCCGCGTATGGACCAAGGGCGCCGCCGCCGCACTGCCGGTGATGTACACGCCCGACATCCACATCGCTGCGACGGTGTGGTGAGCCATGGGCGCCCAACTCCGCAGCACGGTGTACGTGATGGATCCGGAAACCCATCAGACGGTGACGCTGCACCCGGGGACCTGCCCGGAACAGCGTCTGGCCGCCCTGGTGACGAACCCGGCCGCCTGGGTCGACGGGAAGCTGCCCCGACTGCCGAAGAAGCAGACGGACGGCAGCGAGGGGCCTACCGGAGACGGCCCGGACGCCGCCTCTGGCGGCGCCTCGGACACTTCCGGCGACGCTGACCAGTCCTCCAGCCCGGAGGACACCGACAAGGCCGCCCCGGCGGCCAAGAAGACCGCCGCGCGTAAGACCGCGGCGCCTGGCCGGTCTCGGGGCCGGGACGCCGCTGGAGAGGGCGACAGCGGCGAATAGCGGCGTGCGGGCCCGCTCCCAGTGGTGGGGGCGCCAACCGGG